AGCTTGTCCATTGGTCGGGGCACGAGTCGCGCTGCAACAGACAATTCGGCAAACGCTTTGGTGACAATGCCTATGCTGCTGAAGAATTGGTAGCAGAGCTTGGGGCAGCTTTCATGTGCGCTGAGTTTGGATTCGATGCTGTGACACAGCACGCTGCCTATATCCAAAACTGGATCAAGCTTCTCAAAGACGATCCTCGCGCTTTCATCACGGCGGCCAGCAAGGCGAGCGCATCCGTTGAATATCTCCGCTCGCTTGCAATCAAAGATGAAAAACTAGCGGCCTAATCAATCGGGGGGAGCAATCCCCCCATCTTAACCCTGAGAGGAATATAAAATGGCAATCCCGTATAGCCTATTAGTGGCCCTATTCTATGCCTTGGCCTTCATGGTCATAGCCGAAAACCTAATCCCCTAACCAAACGAGAGAGAGAAGCCATGTTCAAAATCTACAAAGATGCAAGCCAGCAATATGTAGCTCTAGGCTCAAAGCGTTTCGGCCTAAAGATTGAACCATGCTATGACGGGGCGCGTCAATTCGGCCTAGCTACCATGCTCTATTATTCATTGGATGGTCGCAAGCTAACCCGCCGTCATGGCTGGCTTCCCATCCCGTTCATTAAGCTAACCTAAAAGAGAGAGACAAGCCATGACAACCGAAACAAGTTATGAGTTTTCTGACTTCTATGCATGGCGAGATGCCGTAAAACAGCGCGGCCTTAGCATTGCAACAGACCCTAAGGGCGAAAACGGGAAGCCTATCGCATGGGCCTATGAGATGAAACACGGCAAGCCGTTTGTGCGCGGCAAGATTAGGACAATAGGAATTGACGGCAAGTCAGGCGTGCAAGGATGGGTGACTGACCATGCGTAACTTAGACGCAATCATAAACCAGCTTGCCAATGAGCAAAGCCGAACCGAACACTTGCTGCTATCAGACATTGAGGCTGTGAAGAATGAGGCCCGTCTATTCTTCGACAAGCAAGCGAGAGAAGCTGACGCCTTTCTGGCCCTGCTATCCATGCGCTTTGATGATATTACGGCGCGGGTGAGAGACGGATACCCCAAGGCCAGCGAGGAAGAGCCAGACGGCACATTCCCTGCTATCGTTCAACGCCGCACCCTATCGGATGGCGAGCGTGAGACAATCCTTAAAGAGCTAAGCGAGATTGAACCGGATGCTTCACGATGATGATCTTCCGCCCCTGCTAGGCATGGCCCTATTCTACCTGCTATGCCTCGCCTTGTTTGGGTGGCTGTGGTTTTCATTCGAGCCGTAAGAGAGGCCCCGCAAGGGGCCTTTCTTTTGCCAAGCTACCACCCTACCTAGCGGCCAGACGAAGGCCATCTAGCGGCTATCTAAAGGCCAGCAATCCATTACTTCAACGTCCGCCATGGTTACATTCCCTTGCTCTTGCCAAGCGAGGCCAGCAAATCATTGAACCTAGCGGCCATCTTTGCCCTGTGTTCGGGCGACATCTCTGGACCGGGCGGAGGAGGCGGAGGCGGTGGCCGATAGGTCGAAACGAAGGACGGCTTCGCCACTACTTCAACGTCCGCCCAGCGTTCGGCGTTCAACCATGTCGCAGGGTGGGGGATAAACTTAGGATCATCCGGCCACTTGTAACTAGCGGCAGCTTTCACGATTGTCTCAACGTCCGCCTTCTTGATAGCAGACCGCCATGCCTTAGCGGCAGACCCCTTCGCTATCTTCCTTGGATAGACCTTCCAAAAATCATCAAAGCCAGCGAGCGGAGCGGAGCGGGTATTATTATTTTTATTATGGTTCTGGTTCTGGTTCTGGTTATCATTGCTTCGGCTCTGCATCGGCAATGCATTTGCATCATCAGACTTCAATGATTCCAATGACTTAGCTTCTGGTTCAGCGTTCCATCTTTTCTGAGCAGAGCGTCTCATCTTTTCAGTTTTCTGTGCGACTTTCTCTAACTCAGCATCAATCCGGCTGTGCTTACCATCCTGAAAAAACTCCATGATGGTGCTGCCGTGACGGTTCCATTCCTTAGTTGTCATGCGGCAGATGCGAGCCAGCTTGATCTCATCGGATGGGATGCCGCCCGTGCGCCAGTAGTGCGCTATCAATAGAAGATAGCCACCATGTTCGATTGCTGTGAGATGTTGAGTGTCGCCTAGATAATCGCCCCAATACATGGGCATATAAGGGACTGACATGAGAAGCCTCCTATTGAAGCGGAGGCAAACAACGGATATAAAAAACCCGTATCTGCCAACGCCGTCACCGTTGGTTATCGGGCCAGTTGAAGTTGACGCTTCGCTGGCCCATCTCTTTTCTAATACTAGACTGATTGCTTAGCAACATAGTCCACAGTGACCACCGCTTTAGCCTGTTCACCGTATCGCTTGACCACCCATAGCTCTACCACTTGACGGTCATCTTCAAAGACGACCCCGTTCAACGCATCGCTAATCAGCTTGACCACGTTATCTAGGTCAGGCTTCTTGGCTGGCCGCTCAACCCCCGCCAGCATCAACTCTCGCTTGCCTTTGGTGACGGAGCGCGGCGGCTCAGTAATCACCATGATATTCAGAGACACAGGCTCAGCCATCGGCGGCTTGTAACCCATCGCAGCCTTGGCGATTTTGGCAATGTCAGCTTCAGCCTGTCGCGTTTGGCTAGGCGTATAGACATGGCCTGTCCGCGTGACGCGGGGTCGCTGCTTGCCTTTGATCTCGCCGGGAATGGTGAAGGTTATCATTCACTCACCCAAAAAAAGACCCGCCACAGGAGGGTGTGGCGAGTCCAGTTTGATGAGGGAGAGAGGAGCCCTACAGCCACAATCATAGCTCATTGTTTCCCCCGAATCCAGAGCCACATCAAATCTTCTGCCGACCATGGGACGCTCTTAGCTTTGCAGCTTTCCAGAATCTTAGGCCAGAGTTTAACAGGCAGCTTGTTCCGATAGGCGGCTTGCCTCAGACTAAAGAACGAGACACCCCATTCTTCAGCACAGTGGCGCACCCCGCCCAACTCCATCAGTAACTCGTTCGCGTTCATTGCATTTCCTCGCGGTGAATTTTTTTGTATTAAGCCGCAACTTTTCCGTTGACAATATCTGGCCGGAACAAATATGTTGATAATGTAACGGCGAACAGAGAGGTGAGCCATGAACAGTCTAGGAAATTTGCTTGGCACAATGCTGGCCGGTCAGGCCGCAGCACTAGCAACAGAGGAACCATTTAACCGCAAGGTAGGTATCGGCGGCAGCGATGCACAACGCATCATGTCTGGCGATTGGTTCCGTCTATATGAAGAGAAGGTTGGCGAGCGCGAATCAGAAGACCTAAGCCGCGTCTTCAAGGTCCAGCTTGGAACCTACACGGAATCCTTCCATGCTAACTGGTTTGGTATGGTGCAACAGACTGAAGTGAAGGTGATCCCAGACACGCTCATCCATGCTGATCTGCCTTGGATGTATGCCCATCTGGATCGCTGGTTGCCAGAATACAAAACCTTCTTAGAGTTGAAGCACACCCGCAGTGGCGCGAGCGTATGGGATAAGGCTCGCTACTATATGCCGCAGCTTCAGCACTACATGGCCGTAACCAATACACGGAATTGCTACTTCTCTATCATCCCCGGCAACGATGAGCCCCGCCATTGCGTTGTTGATAGGGACGATGACTATATCGAGAACCTGATTAAGATGGAGCAATCGTTCTGGTGGCATGTCGAGAACAAGGAGCCGCCAGAAGAAACCCCTTTCGGTGAATTAGCCCGCATCACCAAGACGGCAGAAGCCATCAAGGTTGACGGCTATCGGGTCGCTGACATGACAAAGGATAATCTTTGGACAGATGCAGCCGCCCGCTTCTTAGCAAACCAAGCCGCAGCCAAAGCCTTCGACCAAGCTAAGGACGATCTCCGGTCCAGCATTGGCGATGATGTTGGCGAGGCATACGGCCATGGGATTATTGCCAAGCGTGATGTTCGTGGTCGCGTCTCCATCCGCGCAGCCAAGGAGTGAGCCGTGTCGAAACTTCTACAAACCAATGATGCTATCAACATGCTGGAAGAGTTAGCGCATCTCGTGATGATTCATTCAGATAGCATCATTCTCTTACGCCGTGCCAATGATGCCATTCATGCAATAGAACAGCATGACTTAGAGCTAGGCGAAACAGAAGATGAAAGAGAGCGTGTCGCCAACGATAACAGCGACATCATTGACGACATCCAGAATGGGCCAGCCGAAGATTATGACATTCAATACGGGGAATACAATGAGTGAGATGAACATTCACCAGCGCATCGCAGCCGCCATGCAAAAGGTGTCCTATATTCAGAAGGAAAAGAAACAGGGTATGCGTTACAGCATCGTTAGCCATGATGCCGTGACTGCTAAGGTTCGCCCTGCCCTGCTAGAAGTAGGCGTGATCTACTATCCAGTAGGTCTAACCAGTGGACAGACCGGCAACCGCACCAATGCTGAGATGGTTGTGCGCTTTGCAAACATAGACAATCCGGCAGACTATATTGATGTGCCATCTTTCGGTTATGGCATTGACGATCAGGACAAAGGCCCCGGCAAGGCCATGTCCTATGCCGTC